CTATTCCGGCGCTGTCGGCCACCCAATATCCGGCGCAAGAGAAACATCAGCGTTTTTCACTGCAATACGGTATTGCTTCCACGCTTTCAAATCAGATCGCAGTTTATCTGGCACATCTTTTTCGCTATCCTCTAACCCTTCTATCTCATCTGTAATAGCACCTATCATGTCCGATGCGTGAGACATAAGGGAGGCTTTCTCAAGATTAGAGGAAGCTAAAAGCGACCCTTTTAAAATATCGATATCTTCGGGTGACAGTCCACCCGTTTCTACCCATGTTCCACCAGTCCACTCGCCAGTTTCGCTATTCTTTATCGCCCCTTGATATTGGGCTTTGTAATAACCGTTACCCACTAAGTCGGCTGTCCAGTTACCCCCTGTGAAGTTCCAGAGTTTACCGGTATTACCTGGGGGGATGGCGGATTGTACGCGATGGAATTAAAGCGGGAACTACGAATCTGCAAAGGTCGGCTTGATGAGGTTATTGACTGGCGCCAGAACGTTGGGAGGAAAACATGATTGCAAATTGGGAAGCACTGCCACAACGGCTCTCAGTAGATACCCAATAACAGACAATCTATGCAATGATAAGGAACGATTTAAGCTCAAGGTTGCAAGGCATGGCAAAGTTCATAAGGGACTACAAAGGGGCGTTTAGACGCAATGGGTATATCGGACTCGGGATAAGAGAATGGATATTCTTCACGCTGAAAAGTGCGCTGCTTTTTTTGGTACTTATTCTTGCTTTCACCGCTCTACAGTACGCCGCTATTTTCGGGACTCCTTTGTTTGACTATTTAACGGCTCCCGGTATTCGCATTTCCAGTATCTGCGGGATCCTCGCATCACTGATAGTGAGCTTCGGACCAAGTGTGTTGTACAGCATTAGATACTGCGTCAGGTAATCATCACAAGCCGCCTTCGAGCGGTTTTTTATTGGATGCTATTTATAAAACTCTGCCAAGCGTCACCACAATGGCGCTTCACAAAGATTTATAACGACAAAAGGAATAGTAAATGGCTAAACCAGATTGGGAGGCCATCGAATCGGTATACCAGGCTGGCTTGATGTCTCTGCGTGTCAGGTACTTGATAATGATTTTACTTACCTCTGAAAGTTCTTCAGTATAAAAAGCTGATTTGTTTGAATTATCAAGGATAAGCAATGGACATCGAATTTGGGAGCATTACCCCTGTAAATGACGATACGGCGGTTTGCGTAGAAGTAACGATTTATACCAATGATATGAATGTGGAAAACATTAGCTTTTATCTGCGTTTCTCGGTAACTCCTGAGACAACACTTGCTGATATAAAGCGAGAAGCAAAAGCTAACGCGTTAAAACAGATGGAAAAAGCCATTCAATGGCTATCAAGTAACTGATTCCTCGCCGCCTTTGGGCGGTTTTTTATCATACCGAATTTATAAAACCCTGCAAAAGGTGTTCATGAAGTGCCTTTGACAGAATCTTATAGATGTTTTCACATATCGAGGTATCAGCTAATCAGCGGCTGAGACTTTACCAACCAGCGGAATATTCTGTTATGGCTAACTCAGACTTACAAATGAAGCGGCCATATCCGCCATTAGCATTCGTTAATGAGTTCAGGCCTCACATTGAGTTGGTTCCTGCTAACGAAGTGCCTTTTCAATTAAAGTCCATTTATCAGAATAAAGCCCTTCTCTGTCAGAAGATACTTTGAATAGTGGAACCTGATGGTGCCAACTTGATAAATCATCTACATCTTTGCTTGGCACAATGAACACTTCCGGATTTCTAGGGTTCATAATATCTTCAGATACATTACAAAAAACGTAAAATAGCGTATCGGAGGAGTGCGGGCGTTTTTTCCCTACCATCCATTGCCTAGGCTGTGACCGTGCCCATGATCCTTTTACCTGTATGCTGATGCTTTTTGAGCCATCAATGGTAGCAATGATATCCACCGCACTTGAACCACTAGTGGTTAGAGCGGCACTGATACCCAATCTAGAAAGCATGTAAGCTACATAATATTCGCTAGCATCACCTGCACTCTTTGAAGATCGCTTATTAATCTCAGACATATTTAAACTCTTGGATAACTAAATGGCACTCACCGACAAACAAGAAATGTTCTGTCGCGAGTACCTCATCGATTTAAACGCTACACAAGCGGCTATTCGGGCGGGGTACAGCGTAAAGACTGCAAACCGCATCGCCGCGCAATTATTGTCAAAACTTGACATCCAAAACAGAATCGCCGAACTGAAAGCTCAACGCAATGATCTGGTTGGTATAAATGCGGCTTATGTCTTAAATAGGCTCGTCGAAATCGACCGGATGGATGTATTAGATATTCTGAATGATGACGGTGGAATTAAACCCATCTCTGAATGGCCGAAGGTGTGGCGCACAACACTCAGTGGTTTTGATATCAATACATCGATTACCAACTTCGATGAAACCACCATTGAGAATATCCTGAAGAAGATTAAATGGCCGAATAAGGTAAAAAACCTTGAGTTAATGGGTAAGCACATCAGTGTTCTGGCGTTCAAAGAACAAATTGAGCAATCCGGCTCTGTAACTCACAACATTATGCCAGTCCCAACCTGTAACAGCGCTGACGAATGGGAGGCAGCCGCACAGCAACAGCAAAGCGAGGTATTAGGCAAATGAGCTACAACGTAGTTTGGAAGCCGTTACCTGGTTCTCAGTCGCTTTCGTTGAGTTGTCCGTGCGATGAGATCCTTTTCGAAGGGACTCGCGGCCCAGGTAAAACAGCCGCACAGTTGGCTCGCTTTCGGCGAAAGGTTGGACTGGGTTGCCGAACTTAACGCACAGGAGCAAACAGCATGAGCAATACAGCCATCGCATTAGCCGCAGACCTTTTCAAACTGCAACAGTTGGTTGAGTCCTCAGAGGAACTCACGCCAGAAATGATCGCCGATACGCTGGAGGGTTTAGAGGGGGCTTTGGGGGATAAGCTGGATGCAACCTATGTTTTTGTTCGTAACCTTGAGGGCCAGGCTAAAACCTGTGATGAGGAAGCTAAACGTCTGGCTGAGCGGAAAAGGTCATTCGAGAATCGGGCCAAATCGATCAAACAGTACGTCCTTAACTGCTTATTGGCCGCAGATATGAACACACTTAAAACGCCGTATAACACATTCACCGCACGCAAAGGTGTGGCCAGTGTGGTGATCGACAATGAAGACTTATTGTCCAGTGAATTGGTGACAGTGCAAACCACCGTAGCGCCCGATAAAAAAGCCATTAAGGAAGCCATAGAGAATGGTGTTGATGTTAAAGGTGCGCATATCGAGATCGGTAGCCGTAGCCTGCAGGTTCGCTAATTTCATCCCGCCCCAAACCAACGGGGCATTACTGAGGCAACACCCATGCTAAAGCGTACTCACAAACGCGGTGAAAAGTCCTATATCACACTCCCCGATGGACGAACAGGCACCATCCACACTGATCGCCGTTGTGATGTTCACTACGATTTTCCGGTAGATGTTCGAATTAGCAGCACCCCACCGCAGAAAGCACCCGAAAAATTGATTTTGCATAATCAGAAATAATCAACCTGCCCCGCTAGCATGGTGGAAATCCAACACCAGGGAAACCACCATGCAGCCATGGCAACCGGGCAAACGCCTATTAACCGACTTCGATATTAAGATCGGCAAATTATCAGCCAGTGTACGGAAACAACAACTCACCGACCACGATATACAGCGGGCCTGTTCTGCGACCGACAGAGCAATAACCCAAATGATACAGGGGCAAGACCATGAAAAACGACCACGACATAATCACCAAAGAGGAGATGATTGAGTTGACCGGTCATCACTACAAAACCAAACAATGTGACTCTTTACGCCGCTCGGGGATCTTTTTTATCCGACGCCCAGACGGACACCCGAAAACCACTTGGGGCCATTTTTTGAATCCAGTCAGTTTACGCGGTAAGCCGCTAGAGCCAGAAAAAGAAGAACCCAATTTCGAGGCCATGAACAGTGGCCGGTAAACGCAAGAACGCCGCAGACACGGCATTACCACCTCGGGTGTATCGTGGAAAATCGAAATATGAATTCCACCCCGCCCGCGGTGGCTCAATATCGCTATGCCCATTGGATGCACCTATTTCTCAAGTATGGTCATGCTACGAAAAAATAAATAATGAGCCATTAGAAAAAGCCAACTTGAATAAACTCATTGAACAGTTTTTCCGCTCTGTTGATTTTAATGAGTTAGCTGTTGAGACGCAGAAAGACTACCGCAAATATTCACTTAGAGTATTACCAGTTTTCGGGAAAATGGAACCAGACAACATAAAACCTGAACATATCAGGAAATATATGGATAGACGCGGGGTTGCCAGTAGAACACAGGCAAACCGTGAGAAAACTTTCCTATCGCGGGTTTATCGTTGGGGATATGAGAGGGGAATGGTAAAAGGCAACCCATGCAAGGGTGTTAAGCAATTTAAAGAGGTTAGCAGGGAACGATACATTACTGACGCTGAATATAGCGCTCTCTACAACGTAGCTCCGCCGATTGTAAAAGCGGCAATGGAACTCGCCTATCTTTGTTGCGCTCGGCAAGCAGACATCCTCGCCTTAAAAAAGTCACAGCTAATAGATGCCGGGGTATTTATACAGCAAGGGAAAACAGGAAAGAAACAGATCAAGGCATGGACGGAAAGATTACAGCAGGCCATCAAAATTGCAGATGGAATAGAAATCGCTCCAGGTGTGAGCAGTATTTATGTACTACATCAGCGGTCTGGGCATGGCTACACAAGAGATGGTTTCAATAGTCGGTGGCGCAACGCAAAATTATTGGCCGCAAAAACATTTTCCGAATTGGACTTTGATTTCACGTTTCATGATTTAAAAGCCAAGGGAATATCAGACTTAGAGGGAACCCTCGCAGAGAAGCAAGCCATTTCAGGGCACAAGAATACAGCCCAAACAGCAAGATATGATAGGAAAACAGAAATTGTGCCAGTGGTAGGCGGTCAGAAAAAGTGA